ACGTACACTATCTTTCTCTTCCAACGAACTCGGTTTCGCGTTACAAACGCTTGACCGGTGTCGATGTCAGCTGATAGCTTGGAGTAAAGATGTCCACGCTCATTGTACCCTATCTCCTTGATCGGAGACGGGACAAAAGCTCGAACAAGATAACCCTCCCAACCCTGCGTACGACGTGAGTCGCAAGCAGTTTTAGGACGGGCTTGATCGAATGGAGCATGGATCACTCCTCCACTGAGCTCGATGGGACCGAAGAGTCTATGACTCTTTGGTACCCTTCGAACACAACGACGCCAACTAACCATCCACCGAGCGCAAGCGTAGCGATAACCACCGCTACGCCTAGCAAACTCAGTGATTTGGTTAGCCAGTCGTATAGCTCTTTCAGCATTTGAAACCTTCTCCTTTAAGAAGATAGGTCGAACGTTCTTGCCTCGAAAATAGTCTGTACCACAACTCTCGAAGAAAGAGCCTGTCGAGAAAGACTTCTTGGTGTTAACCTTAAAGCCCGCCTCGACAAGGATTTCGACCAGAGTTGTGAAAACAGAGGACTCGACGATGATATCATCGCCGAATACCCTTATCTCGCTGGTGTCACCACCAACGATCTTACACGCTGCAAACGAGAGCGCGTAAAATATAAGGGATTCGAGGGGGAACGTATACCCGTTGCCCATTGACGAGACTTTCTCGAGTTGGTACTTCTTTCCCTTGTAATAAGTGAAAGGAGACCTACTCTTGAAAATCAAGTCAGCCCAATCATCGGGTAACAGCTCTAGAACCAAGTTCTTCGAGACTGTATCCGATGCTGAGCTCAGATCGAGGGTAGCAAGCCCACAATCAAAGGCCCGCGAAGCGGAATAGCGGTTCGGCATCTGATCTTGAAGATCGATACCGACCCGTTTCATCCGTTGAGAGATAAGGTCACCTATGCCGAGCTGAAGGAATATATTCCAACGAGGCTCGGTGCAGATAGCCCTATCAATCTTCGCGTTTTTCGGGACGAAAGATAGCTTGTTACCGTCAACGAAAGAACTCTCGTTGACGAAGTCTTCGATAAAGCTCCCTTCCAACACCGAGCCATCCGGCTCGGCGGCAGAAGGAGGCCTAAATCGTTCGCCGAATATATCAGCGAACAACGGGAAGACCCAAGGCGTGATGGTGCCCTGTCCACCGAATTTGTGATACACGGAGGTTTTATCTCCGTGCGTCGAACCATCGGAGCCAGGGCCGAAGCGACTATGCTTAGCGATAAAGTCAACGTCTATCTCGCCAAGGATGTCTGTAATTTTCTGCTTCGCAAGCTGAAAAGCATGCAAAACAGGAGCGGAGAAGAAGGGTTTATCCCCACTCCACAGACTCCTAAACTTGACATTCGTCGACCGACACAGCTCTTCGGCCTCCAACCACTTGGAAAACGCTCTCTCTTCCCGATCGATACCGAGATCGAAATCCCGGTACTTCGAGAAGAAAGAGCTTACGAGATAATCCGCTTCGAACCGAGATACCGAGGTCTTATCGACCAAGGTATCAAAGTAATGATTTGGGTTAACTTCGAGCTCCACAAGAGGGAGAAACTCCCGATTCTTGAAGAGTATCCAAGCGGCTAAAGAACGAGGGCTGTCCGCCGCTAAACAAAGATGGAAGAACACGTCCTCCTCAACGCCTGAAACAGGCACTAAGGTAGGATTGTTCCAAACTTCCCGTTCAACAGAGCGTGAAGGACGCCGGCGTTTACGTCGGTCGTCCATAACTCACCTCCGCTGCTCGGAAAGCCATCCTGTAACGGTCTCATCAGAGCCATGACTGGCCCAGAAGAGCGTTACTCCGTCGCTGGCCACCCCTAGTTGAAGGCCGAGGACCAAAGCATCGTCGTAAGAACCACCGTTTCTCCCTAAGGAGTTAACGATGGCCTTGCGAGTCAGCCTTGGACCCTCGAACTTCCGCCAGTAGGTGTCCGACACGAAGGAACGGAGGAATCGACTTATTCTAAAATGCGCATCACGTGCATGAAGATGTGCGTATTGAGGAGAACTCTTAATCTTAACGATCAAAGAGTCGACCACATCGCCATCTTCAGACACAATGACGCGGATCTTTGAACAGGTCGGCGCCTCTATCTCGGAAGTAACTTCCGAGTAATTCAGAGTTGAACTCATGGATTCTCCTAACGTGAAGGAAGCCTAGTGGCTTACCAGGGGGCTTCGAGGTTCTCGATCGCATTCACAGCAACGGTGTCTGCAAGAAGGTTCCGAGCAAAAGCCCGGATGTCCTTGCGGTCCTGCAGCTGGCAGCGATTCGGCAAGACGAATTCCTGCTTCGCAAGCACCGTGTACGCCACCTTCGGAGAAGGCGTGTACCCAGCATCACTCCCAGAGATTGTCTCGAGGACCGGCTTGGTGATACGAGTTTCGACGCGAGTCGAAGACGCGTTCTCCCGAACCGACATCGAGATCTGAGGGAATCCGATCGCGATCCCAGCAGTTTGGTCTTTCCAAACGCTGAGTTGTTGATCGGCTCGCTTGGCAGTGAACGTCTTGTTCACAGGGGTTGCCTGGCCATCAGCCAGGACGATGTTGGCAATTTGCGCCATGGTTTCCGGATTGACTCCGTTAAAGGTTAAATCGACGCTCCTAGTCTAGCGCATCGCCTGCCTCAATAAGGCAGCAGCAGTGGCATACCGCTGCAGAGCAAAAGATCCAAGAGGAGACTGAAACGAGGGCCAAGCCTGGCTCGGAAAGGTAGTCAACGGCGTACGGGTTAACCGTATGTCATTGTTACCCCACGAACCAGTAACTATGGCACCTTGAATCTGACCCCCATCGGGCTTATACTCAAACGAGTGCAAGACACGTCGATATTGCCGCTTCGAAAAGTGAACTTCTGATCCCTTCACCAGTACGAAACCACTAAATGAGTCTAACGACTCAAGGTAGTTTCCTACAGGAAGGGACCAGTCGATCACAAACGAATACGGAAGAAGTTCCCATGCTAGGAGAGCAGGGTTGGTGATGCCAGTCTGAGCCAGAGCTTGACGAGCAGCCGAATCTAATCTATAGTCGAGATAAAACTTGGAAGTTGTAACAACCTCGTTCGTCTCAGTCGCTATATCATAGGTTCGCGTTATACCGCCACCCGTATAAGTACCAGTATCCTTGGACACCGTAGTCACAGAATCACGGCCAGAAGCCGCAACTCTGTGGTGATACGGACGTTCCATTTTACTGGCTAATAGCTCAGCAGCTCCATAAACATCGTTCAGCAACGGAACCCATCCATAGGAGTACTCAAGCCAATGGCTCGATACTCGTTTAGATGGGTCCGTACGCAAAATACGACGTTCAGAGGGAGCACCTCGTGAACCGCGATCCTGGATTCCCAGGGCGCGATACAAGTCGCCAAATCGCCCGCGCCGTAAGGCGCGAGCAGCCTCAGCGACCCGCAACGCGGTAGTAGATATCAACGACGCTGTCTGACGACGCTCAGCAAAAGCTTGAGCAGCGTTAAACTTAATCGATGATAACTGCTTCGCGGAACGGCTCAAGGCCTTAGCCCTCGCACCACCAAGGTGAGAGAGGCTGGGAAGTATCCATTCAATAGACACCGTATGCGTGTTAGTATCCAACCGACCAAGGGTAACCTTGCCGGTTGAGCTAACAGTATACGACTGTTTAAAGTATGGTTCCGAAAACCCGCGCTCAATATAAACTGAATGCGGATTCTCGGGCAATTCGGTACGCCGCTTTGATCTAAAACCAGGCGTCACAGTGCCGGTCCAGTCACGTCGAAACGCATAGAATCCGATGCTGTCGAGTAATCTCGTACCAGTAACGGACCCATTCGTTCGATGCGTAGCTGTCCCAGCACTAATGATTTCAGGATTAGGTCGTGGCATTGTACC